ACACCCACCCCGTCCTGCACCCCAGGGGGTCACGCATGACCGCCCGCCCCAACGTGCGCCGCGCCAACGGCAGCCGCCGCACCGCACTCCGCAAGCGTGTTCTCGCGAGAGACACACACTGCTGGCTGTGCAAGGAACCCGTCGACCAGACGTTGCCGCCAACACTGCCACTCAGCCCCGAAGTGCACGAGATCATCCCCGTCTCCCGAGGCGGCTCACCCTACGAGGTGAGCAACTGCACGCTCACGCATCGAGCCTGCAACCAGTGGATCGGGAACCGCACACCCGACGAGCTCGCCCGGGACAGCAGGCCCAAGCCCAGCGCCATCCGCACCGGCTTCGACTGGTGAGCGCAGGCGAGGCAGCAGCGGCACCGCAACGCGCGGTGCTCACTCACCTCACCTCGATCAGTGGTTCGCACTGAGGGACCGCAACAGCAGTGACGACCGGTCGACCCTCGGCCAACTCACCGCGGTCGACGCCAGCTGACACGAAGCGCCGAGCGGCACGATCACACCGCCGCCGGCAAGGACCAGGGGGTACCCCCTCCCCCCCTCTCGCCCGGCCCTCCCAGAGGTATAGGGCCAATCCCTCCCCGCCATTTTTTCCACCACGCCCCAAAAGCACCGTGGGGGCCGTCCAGCGCCGGTGAGACCGCCGATCGGGGTCGGCTTGAGCCTCGGAGAGGTTGGCCGGCGCCAAGTCGAGAGATTGCCGCTGGCGTCGAAATCCGTATCAAGAGAGGTGACGATGAATCTCGTCGAAGAACGGCGGATGCTCCGCCTCTGCCTCCGCTGCGGCGTTTCGGTGCGTCACAAGCGAGCCAACTGCGTCTACTGCTCTAACCGATGCCGCGTAGCGGGACTGCGCAACGGGGCACCGCGGGAACTTGTGGCACCGCCCCGATTCAACGCGGAACAAGCGAAGGCGTCAGAAGCCCGCTCCGCCCGGAGAGCGAAGCTGTTCGAGCGCGACGGATGGATGTGCCACCTCTGCGGCAAGCCGGTCGATCGTGACGCGCAGTACCCGGCCAGCTGGTCGCCTGTCCTCGATCACGTTGTGCCGAGAAGCTTGGGCGGTCCGACGAAGCCTGAGAATCTGCGGACTGCGCACGCGTTGTGCAACAACCAGCGAAAGGCCCTCCCGCTCGAGGACTTCGCTATCAGATCGGTAGCAGCTCGCCGCGCTGGAACACGTGACCGGTGACGGTGATGTAGCGGCCGTTGCTGTACCGCTCGACGTGCAGCCCGTCGTCCTGGGTCCGCACGGTCCCGGGGCCGGGCTCGGCGGTGCCCCAGATGTGCAGGCCGTCACCCGACGGCGAGACTTCGATGTGGCGCCCCGGGTACGCCTCGAGGAACCGGGCGGCCGCCGCGGTCGGGACGCCGTCGACGAGGCAGTGGTCGAGGTCGATGCAAGCGAACCCGTCGCCGAGCACGAAGCCGAGGCCAGCGCCGACCGTCGATGACGCCGCTACCTTGTGCGTCGACCAAGTCCGCGGGTTCGTGCTGCTCGCGAGGGTCCCGTCGACCGTGAACGGCATCTTGCCGACGTCGCGGCGGACCCACCGGTCGGCTGCGGTCATCGCCTTCGGGATCGGGTTGCGGTGCGCGTAGACGCGGCACTTGCTCGAGCAGAACCGGGCTTGCCGGTTCCGCGCGACGATCGACCGACCGCACCACTCACACGTCCTCACCTGTCCATTGTAACGGTTTTAGGCCCGGAAAGCCGGGAGTTCCGAGGTTCATCATGGCGAAGGGCACGCTGCGTGCGGTCGGCCCGGACGAGGTGCCGCCCTCGCCGCCGAAGAAGCTCACCATCCTCGAAGCCATCGACGCCGGCGATCGCCTTGCCGAGCTCGAGGCCACCCACCGGCGCATCGGCCGGGCCGTGCAGGACGAGGAGACCCCCGCCCGGGACCTCGCCTCCCTGACGCGCCGACAGATGGAGATCTCGAAGGAGATCGAGGCGCTGCGCCGTCAGGTGAAGGAGGAGCGCGACGATGCCGCCAAGCTCGACGATGAAGCGTTCGACGCGACGGCTGTCTGAGGTCGCCCGTCACGTCATCATCCCCACCGGCATCGTGTCGACTGGGTGGCCGGCGGTCGAGGCGCGCATCAAGGAGTTCGGCGACTCGTTCGACGAGTGGCAGCGCGGCACCTCGAAGCTGATCCTCGCGAAGCGGGAGAACGGCGACTACGCGGCGACCGTCGGCGGCATCACGCTGAGCATCCCGCGCCAGGTCGCGAAGACGTACATGATCAGCCGGATCATCTTCGCCCTGTGCACCCTGTTCCCGAACCTCACCGTTCTGTGGACCGCGCACCGCACCCGCACCGCGACGAAGACCTTCGCGTCGCTGCGCGGCTTCGCCGGCCGCAAGACCGTCGCCCCGTTCGTCGCGAACGTCCGCGCGGTCAACGGCGAGCAGGAGATCCACTTCACCAACGGCTCCGTCATCATGTTCGGCGCACGCGAGGGCGGCTTCGGCCGCGGCTTCGACGAGGTCGACATCGAGGTCTTCGACGAGGCGCAGATCCTCACCGAGAAGGCGCTCGAGGACATGGTCGCCGCGACGAACCAGTCCCGGTTCCCCGCCGGCGCGCTGCTGTTCTTCATGGGCACCCCGCCCCGCCCGACCGACCCCTCGGAAGCGTTCAAGCTGCGACGCCGCGAGGCGCTGGCAGGCGAGACCGAGGACGCGGTGTACATCGAGTGCTCCGCCGACGAGGACGCCGAGCCCGACGACCGTGAGCAGTGGGCGATCGCGAACCCGTCGTACCCGCACCGGACGCCGCTGCGCTCCATGCTGCGCCTGCGGAAGAACCTGCCGTCCGACGAGTCGTGGAAGCGTGAAGCGCTCGGTATCTGGGACAGCGATCAGCAGGGATCCCGGCTCATCACCGCCGAGCAGTGGGAGCAGACCGGGCGGGCGACACCGCCGAAGACTGGCGTCAAGTCGTTCGGCGTCGCGTTCTCGTTCGACGGCTCCCGCGTGGCGGTCGCCGGCGCGGCGAAGCAGACCCGCAAGGTCCACGTCGAGCTCGTCGACGCACAGTCGGGCCACATGGCGTCCGGCATCGCGTCCCTCGCCGACTGGCTCGCCGACCGATGGCGGCAGACGGCTCTCATCGCGATCAGCGGCCGCGCCGGCACCGAGGCGCTCCGCACGGCGCTCGTCGACCGGGGCGTGTCGAAGACGGCGATCCACGTCGTGTCGACGCCCGAGTACTTCGGCGCGAACACGATGTTCTACGACGCCGTGAAGGACCGCACCGTCACGCACCTCGCCTCCGACGGGCAAGCCGTCCTCGACCAGTCCGTGGCCGTCTCCGACAAGAAGATGCGCGGCACAGCCGGGAACTGGGGATGGGACGCCACTGTCCCCGGCGGCGACGAGACCCCCGTCGAAGCCGTCAGCGTCGCCTACTGGGCGGCCCGCACCACCAAACGAGTCCCCGGACGGAAGCAGGAGCTGATATGAGCGTCGCACTGGTGACGTGGCAGGCCCCGCGGTTCGTCACGAACGTCTCGGACGCCGAGCTCGACATCATCCGGCAGCTGTTCGTGACCCTCGCAGCGAAGTACCCGCGGAACGTGATGCGGTCGATGTACTTCGACGCGAAGATGCCGCTGCAGCCGACGGGGAACATCCCCGAGGAGGCGATGCGGAAGATCAAGGCGGTCCTCGACTGGCCGGAGAAGGCCGTGTCCGCTCTCGCGGAGCGGTCCGTGTTCGAGGGCTTCGTCACGCCCGGTGGTGACCAGGATCCGTTCGACCTGTTCGGGATCCTCGACGCGAACCGGTTCGACCTCGAGCTGCCGCAGGCGATCACGAGCGCGTACAAGCACGCCTGCTCGTTCATCACCACGACCCTCGGCGACACGGCTGCCGGCGAGCCCGAAGTGCTCGTGATGGCCCGCTCCGCCGAGTGGTCGACCGCGATCTGGGACAAGCGCCGCCGCATGGTGTCCTCCGCGCTGACGGTGACCGAGACCACCGCTGACGGTCAGCCGTCAGCGATGGACGTGTGGCTGCCCGACGCGGTGCTGTCGATGACGCGCCGGCCGTCGGGGTCTTGGGTGACCGAGCGTCAGCCGAACCCGCTCGGCGAGGTGCTCATCGAGCCGCTGACGTTCGATCCGCAGCTCGACCGCCCGTTCGGCCGGTCCCGCATCACGCGGCCGGTCATGAACATCACCGACCACGCGCTCACGACGATCGTGCGCACCGAGATCTCCGCCGACTTCTACGCCGCCCCGCGCATGATGGCGCTCGGGGTGACGCAGGACGCGTTCACGCGCGGCAAGTGGCAGGCCGCGATCGACCGGTGGTTCGCGATCTCGAAGGACGAGGACGGCGACGTCCCCACGGTGCAGCAGTTCCCCCAGATGACGATGCAGCCGCTTACGGACCTGTACCGGATGTACGCGACGCAGTTCTCCGGCGCGACCGGCGTCCCCGTCGCGAATCTCGGCATCGTGACCGACAACCCGCCGTCCGCCGAGGCGCTGTTCGCCGACGACCGACGTCTGGTGAGCACCGCGAAGCGGCAGAACCGGATCATGGCGTCCTCGCTGCGCCGCGTCGCGCAGAAGATCGTCCGGCTCCGCGACGCGTCCGAGCTCACTCCCGAGCTGCAGCGCATCGATGCGTCCTGGGCCAACCCGGCGTTCACGTCGCCCACGGCCGCCGCGGACGCGCTGCAGAAGCTGTCGCTGGTGTTCCCGTGGCTGGGCGAGTCCGAAGTCGCGCTCGAGTTCGCCGGGTTCTCGCAGACCGAGATCACACGGCTGCTCTCCGACAAGCGCCGAGGCCAGACCACGAACGCGCTGAGCACCCTGTCGGCGCTCGGCAAGACGACGGGAGCCGCGGCAGGTGACAACCCGAGCTGACGTCGACACGCTGCGCGACGCCGGCCAGGGAGTCGTCACCCTCGCCCGACGCGACCTGCAGTCGTTCTGGTCGTCGCTGGACCTGACCCGGCCCGAGGCCGCGCGGGACGAGTTGCTCGAGTTCGTCCCGCAGCTGGTCCGCGAGTACGGCGACGTCGCGGCGACCGTCGCAGCGGAGTGGTACGAGCAGGTCCGCTACGAGCAAGCCGGCGCGTACAACGCGACGACGGTGAACACCACCAACGTCGAGCAGATCCGGGCAGGTGTGCGAGCGAACGCCGGGCAGCTGTTCACCGACACCCCCGACGTGATGCTGGCACTCCTGTCCGGCGGTGTGCAGCGCTACGTCCTCGCGTCGCAGCGCGGCACCATCGCCCGGAACGTGCAGCTGGACCCGTCCAAGCCGCGATTCGCTCGCGTCCCCACCGGCGCGAAGACGTGCGCCTGGTGCACGCTGCTCGCCTCCCGCGGGTTCGTGTACCTCACCGCGCAGACCGCCGGCGTCTCCGACCACTACCACTCGGAATGCAACTGCCAGGCCGTCGCCGAGTGGGAAGCGGACCGCCACTACATCGCCGGGTACGACCCCGACGCGATGTACGAGAAGTACCAGGACGCCCGCGCCGCCGCGAACAGCCTCGGCCTGCCCCTCACCGACGCGAACATCGCGACGCAGATGCGGGCCCTGTACCCGGGCGACTTCACCGACGGCCACACCCACTGACTCGGACCCCGCCACCCGGCGGCGTCCGTCACCCTCGAGCGCGCGACGCGATCGGGGCCAATCCGAGCGATTCGGGAGAACGCATGAGCGACACCACCACCCAGGCAGGCGGCGAGCAGCAGCAGACCGCCGAGCAGACCGCCACGACGACCGAGCAGCAGCAGAAGCAGGGCGATCCTGCCAACGCGGACCTCGGCGACGCCGGCAAGAAGGCGATCGCCGCCGAGCGCGACGCGCGCAAGGCAGCCGAGAAGACGGCCGCCGACCTCAAGGCGCAGCTCGACAAGATCGAGCAGGCCAACCTCAGCGACCTCGAGAAGGCGCAGAAGCGTGCCGACGCCGCGGAGAAGGCGCTGCAGGCGACCCAGTCGGAGTCCCTGCGGCTCACGATCGCCTCGAAGCACGGCCTCACCGGCGACGCGGTCGACCTGCTGCACGGCAGCGACGAAGCGGAGCTCGAGGCCCGCGCCGCGCGCATCGCCGCGCTCACCAAGGCCCCGGGTGGCCCTGTCGTACCGGGGGTGGGCAAGACGCCCGCTGCCGCGCCCGAGAACACCAACGACTGGCTCCGCAACCTCGCGAAGCACTGACCCCGAAAGGATCAGCAATGGCTGATTTCAGCACCACCATCAACCGCGACGGCGCGGGCGCACCTCCGGTCCCGGAGCCCGTCGCCGCCGAGATCATCCAGGAGCTCCCGAAGGCCTCCGTCCTCCTCAACCGCGCCCGTCAGGTGCGGATGTCCTCGAAGACGCTCAAGCAGCCGGTGCTCTCCGCCCTGCCCGACGCGTACTGGGTGAACGGCGACACCGGTCTCAAGCAGACCACCGGAGCCGAGTGGGACAACCAGGTCATCACCGCCGAGGAGCTCGCAGCGATCGTCGTCATCCCGGACGCCCTGTTCGACGACTCGTCCGTCCCGCTGTGGGACGAGGTCCGGCCGCTGCTCACCGAGGCGATCGGCCGGAAGGTCGACGAGGCCGGCATCTTCGGCATCGACAAGCCCGCGTCCTGGCCGACCGCGATCGTGCCCGGCGCGATCGCCGCCGGCAACACCGTCGCCGCGGGCACCGGCAAGGACCTCGGCGTCGACGTCGCGTCGCTCGGCCAGCTGCTGGCCCGAGACGGCTTCGCCGCGAACGGCTTCGCGTCCGAGCCCGGCCTGAACTGGGAGCTCGTCGGCCTCCGCACCGACAACGGCGTCCCGCTCTACCAGCCGGCACTCGCCGAGGGCACCCCGTCGAACCTGTACGGCAAGCCCCTCAACGAGGTCGACAACGGCGCGTGGGACTCGAGCGTCGCGAAGCTCCTCGCCGCCGACTGGCAGAAGTTCGTCGTCGGCGTCCGACAGGACATCACGTTCCAGATCTTCGACAGCGGCGTCATCTCCGACGCCAACGGCAAGGTCATCGTCAACCTGATGCAGCAGGACTCCAAGGCGCTGCGCGTCGTGTTCCGGCTCGGCTTCCAGGTCGCGAACCCGCTCACCCGCCTCAACGGCGACAAGGCGACCCGCTACCCGGCCGCCGTCCTCGCCCCGGCCGCCGCGCCGGCCGTCGCCAGCAAGTAACAGGAAGGGGCCGTCATGGCTGACCCGTTCGCGTCCCCGGACGATCTCGCCAAGCGGTGGCGGCCCCTCACCGACGCGGAGAAGACCACGGCGGAGGTGCTCCTCGAGGACGCCTCCATCGAGGTCCGCGCCGCCCTCAAGCGCGCCGGCATCGACACCACCGACGACTTCGACACCGACGCTGCGAAGGTCGTCGTCTGCGGCATGGTCAAGCGCAGCATGATCGCCGGCGACACCGCCGCAGGGGTCACCACCGCGCAGGAGACCACCGGCCCGTTCTCCCGATCGTTCACGTACGCGAACCCCACCGGCGACCTGTACATGACGAAGCGGGAACGGCAGATGCTCGGCATCGGCCTGCAGACCGTGTTCACCGTGCCGATGGAGTCCGCCGATGGGTGAGACCGTGCAGCTCATCACCCGCCAGCAGACCGGCGTCGACCGGTACAACAAGCCCACCTACGTCGACGTCGAGACCCCGGTCGCAGGCGTCGGCGTCGCGCCGGTCACCTCCACCACCGACCCCACGACCGGAGCCGTCATCACCACCGCGGGGATGGCGCTGTACCTCCCGGCCGACGTCACCTGCGACGCCGACGCACGATTCCGGGTCCGCGGCCGCGTCTTCAAGGTGCGCGGCGCATCCGAGAACTGGACCTCCCTGTTCTCGTCCTGGCAGCCCGGCAACGTCGTCCGCCTCGAGGATCGGGACTACGTCGATGGCTAGGTCCCGCGTCGTCCTCAACCGCCGGGCGTTCGGCGAGCAGGTCATGCAGTCCGCCGAGCTCGAACGACAGCTGCGGCCCTACGCCGACGACGTCGCCGCGCAGATCCCCGGCCCGACCACGGTCCGCGCGATCCGCACCGGCGTCGGCACCGGCAACGCCCGCGTCCGCCTCCGCGTCGAGGCCGAGTTCCACGAACGCGAACGGCTCGTCGCGGCGATCCGCGCCGTGCTCAGCAACGCCCAGTCCCGGTAGGAGGCCACGTGTACGGCGTCATCTACGGCGACTTCCTCGCGCACCTCATCGCACGCCTCGACGCGTTCCTCACGGCCCGCACCGAGTCGTACGCGGCCGGCGTGACCGTCTCCAATCGGAAGGGCGCGTCCGGCCGCCGAGCCGTCGTGCTGACCGCCAGCCCCGGCGGCGGCACCGGCAACACGCTCCGCACCTCCTACGTCACCGTCGACGTCGTCACCGACGACGAGGGCACGGCGGTCGACCTCATCAACCTCGTCCTCGCGCTGGCGACCTCGCGCGGCCCGGGCGGGATGGTCGACGGCCGGCCGATCACGGCCGCCGAGATCAACGGCGGGCCGAACTCCGACCCGGCCGCCGACGGCTTCTTCAAGCAGACCGCCGAGCTCGAGCTGCAGCACCGCGGCCGCAACCTCTGACCGCACCACCCCTTCAAGGCCCTGCCTACCCGGCGGGGCCTTTCGCATGCCTCCCGCCGAGCAGGGACCCCAGGGCGCACGCCCACCACCTCACAACTGGAAGGAAGGGCCCTCCGTGTCCCTCAACTCTGAGAACGTCCGCGTAGCGGTCACGGGCGCGGTGTACGTCGCCCCCACGACCGCTACCCGGCCCACCACCGCCACCAGCGCCCTCGGCGCCGACCACAAGGACCTCGGCTACATCAGCGACGGCGGCGTCACCGAGACCCGCGACCGCTCGACGAACCAGATCCGCGCCTGGCAGAACGGCGCCCTGGTCCGCGAGCCCGTGACCGAGTCCTCGATCCGGTACCAGTTCGTCCTCATCGAGACGAAGAAGGAGACGATCGAGCTCTACTACGGCGTCAAGGTCGCGGCGGACGGTTCGATCAAGATCGACCCGTCGAAGACCGGTGGCCGGCAGTCGTTCGTGCTCGACATCATCGACGACGACGACATCATCCGCATCGACGTGCCCTCCGGTGAGGTCACCGAGGTCGGCGACCAGGTGTACGTCAACGGCGACCCGATCGGCTACGAGGTGACCGTCACCGGTTACGCGATCACGGACGGCGACGAGTCCTACTCGGCCGTCAAGTGGTACTCGAGCCTCGACACGACGGGGGCGTGAGCATGACCGCGAAGATCCACGTCCGCCACGTCCAGACCGGCGAGATCAAGCAGGTCACCGAGGAGCAGCGCGCCTCCCAGAACAAGAACTTCTGGGTGCGCGTCACCGGCGACGTCACGGTGACCAAGCCCGCCGACGTGCCCGTGGGGACCGACGCCTCCCCGGACGCCAAGCCCGCTTCGAAGACGACCACGTCCACGAAGTGACCGACCGGTGTGCCGGGGCGCTCGGGCCCCGGCACACCGCCACACCCTCCCCGAGCACTCCACCGAGCTAGGAGAACCCATGAGCCAGACCGAACCGACCGCCATCCGCGCGGTCACCGTCAGGGCCAAGAGCCGGCCCCCGATCGGCATCGACTACGCCGACGGCAAGTACATCCTCCCCGGGCGCATCCCGCCCGAGATCCTCACGGCGCAGGCGCAGAACAAGAAGCCCCGCAACCCGGACAAGAAGGTCCAGGAACAGTGGCAGCAGGAAGTCGGCGTCGCTCTCGTCGACAAGTTCTATGAGCTCGTCGTCCCCGAGGACTTCAAGGCCGTCCTAGACCTCGAGGACATCGACCAGGTGTTCGAGATCTGGTCGGAGCACGTGGGCCTGGGGGAATCCAAGGGCTCCGAGAACTAGCGGAGTCCTACCCCGACGAGCTGGTGTGGGAGCTGCACCAGCTCGGCTACGACGTCGACGACATCGGCGACGACGGAACAGACGAACTGAGCGCTGAGGCGGTCGACCACGTGAAGGTCGACCGCCTCCTGCGTGTCGCGACCCGGCACCCGTCGTCGGCGCTCTACGCCGCGCAGCACGGGTGGGACTTCCCCGTCAGCCGCGAGTGGATCGCCGCCGCGGACGTCTTCGACGCGCTCAACGTGCTCATCGCCGTCACCGCGCAGAGCCGCCGACAGCCGAAGCCGTACCCGCGGCCGTGGCGCGACAACAACACCAGCCGACTCGGCAAGACCACCCTCTCCCCGGCAGCAGCCCGGGAGGTGCTCACGAAGAACAGGGGATGACCGATGTCGACCGAATCAGCTGTTGCCTACGTCTCGGTGGTCCCCGTCGCCCGCGGAGCGCGCCGAGCCATCGAGCGGGAGATCGACCCGCAGGGGCTCGGCACCTCCGTGGGCAGCCGCATGTCCGGCAGCTTCCTCAAGTCCGTCGGCTCGATGGCGCTGACGAGCACGAAGATCATCGGCGGCGCGGCCACCGCGATCGGCGCGACCATCGCCGGCGTCGCGGCGAAGAAGGGCATGGACCGGCTCCTCAACATCGACGACGCGCAGGGGAAGCTCAAGGGCCTCGGCAACTCGACGAAGCAGATCGCCACGATCATGGACTCCGCTCTGGCGTCCGTGAAGGGCACCGCGTTCGGACTCGGCGACGCCGCGACCGTCGCCTCAAACGCCGTCGCCGCCGGCATCAAGCCCGGCCAGGACCTGACGAAGTACCTCACCCTCACCGCGGACGCCGCCTCCATCGCAGGCGTCTCGCTGGACGAGATGGGGTCGATCATCAACAAGACCACCACCGCCGGAAAGGTCTACACCGACAACCTCAACCAGCTCGCCGACCGCGGCATCCCGATCTTCACCTGGCTGCAGAAGGAGTACGGCGTCTCCGCCGAGGAGCTGTCGTCGATGGTGTCGAAGGGCAAGGTCGACGCCGTCACCTTCCGCAAGGTGATCCAGGAGAACATCGGCGGCGCAGCGCAGGCGTCGGGTAAGACCGTCCGTGGCGCGTACGCGAACATGCTCGCCGCGCTCGGCCGCATCGGCGCCGCGTTCCTCTCCGGCGGGGTCGCCGGCGCACCGGCCCTGTTCACGTCCATCACGGGCGCGATCGACAGCGCCGGCAAGGCGCTGCAGCCCTTCGCGGACACCCTCAACAGCAAGGTCACCGCGGGTATGACCGCCCTCGTCGGGTTCATCGACAAGGTCGACTTCGGGCAGCTCATCGCCGGCTTCCAAGCCGTCACCGCGTCGAGCCCGCTCGTCGTCGCCCTCAAGGCCCTCGCGCCCCTGTTCCCGATCGTCCGCGACGCCGCCGCGCAGCTCGCCCCCGTCCTCGGGCAGATCGCTGTCGTGGCCGGCGGGGCGCTGGCTAACATGGTCATCGCGCTGACGCCGGCGATCATGACCCTGCTGCCCGTCGTGGTCGACCTGGTGCAGCAGCTCGGCGGCGTGTTCCTCGACGCCCTCATCAAGCTCGCTCCCGCGCTCACCAGCCTCGCGATGATCGCGAGCGAGCTCATCATCGCGCTCGTCCCCATCGCGGGCGTCCTCGGCGACGCCCTCGTCGCGAGCCTCGTCGCGGTGCTCCCGCTCATCACCGACTTCTCAAACCTGATCGCACCGATCAGCGGATGGATGGTGGAGAACTCGGAGAGCATCACCCGTCTCGCCGCCGCGATCCTCGTCGGCGTCGTGGCGTACAAGGCGTGGAAGGCCATCACCGGCACGATCGCCGGCGTCCAGCAGGTGCTCATCGCCCGCACCTACGGCGTCGCCGGCGCCACCTACGCGCAGGCCGCGTCCGGCCGGGTCGCGACCGCCGTCAACAAGGGCTTCGCCCTGTCCGCGAAGGCCGCCGCGATCGGCCAGCGGGTGCTGAACCTCGCCATGAAGGCGAACCCCATCGGGCTCGTCATCACGGCACTCGCGGCGCTTGCTGCTGGTGTCGTGTGGGCGTACAAGAACGTCGGCTGGTTCCGCGACATCGTCGACCGCTCGTTCGCGTTCATCTCCACCGCGGCGCAGTCCGTCGGCGGCTGGTTCGTGTGGCTGTGGAAGTCCGGCATCAAGCCGGCCATCGACTGGATCGCGTCGGCAGCGACCTGGCTGTGGGAGACGATCCTGCAGCCCGTGTTCGGCGCCATCGCGGCGATCATCAAGGTCGTGGTCGGCGTGTACGTCGCCTACTTCAAGATGTGGGTCGCGGTGTTCACCACCGTCGGGCGCGCCGTCGGAGAGCTGTGGAGCAACTGGATCTCCCCGGTATTCGAACTGATCGGCGCGGTCTTCTCGTTCACCGCTGGCCTGATCGCTTCGACGGTCGGGGCCATCGTCGGGGTTCTCGTGAACATCCTCGGCGCGACGTTCTCGTGGCTGTGGAATGGCGTCATCCAGCCAGTGTTCTCGTGGATCGGCACCGCCATCACCGCTTGGTGGGCTGCCGCGCAGATCGTGTTCGGCGCCGTCGTCACGTTCCTCCGGAGTACCCTCGGCGTCGCCTTCACCTGGCTGCGGGACAGCGTGATCGGGCCCGTCTTCGGGTTCATCGGTCGAATCGTCAGCACCTGGTGGAACACCATCACCCTGCCAATCTTCGGCGCCGTGGTCGGGTTCGTGCGAGACAACCTCGGTCGGACCTTCCTGTGGCTTCGCGACACAATCTTCCGCCCCGTGTTCAGCGCGATCGGAACGACCGTCCGCAATGTGTGGACGAACTGGCTCAAGCCCGTCTTCGACAAGATCGTCGACATCGCGAAGAACACCGTGCCGAGCGCGTTCTCCACGATGAAGGACGCGATCGGCAAGGCGTGGGAAGCGGTGAAGACCGCTGCGAAGCTGCCCATCAAGTTCGTGGTCGAGACCGTCATCAACGACGGCATCATCAAGAACTTCAACAAGGTCGCGGGCTTCTTCAAGACGAAGCAGCTGCCGCAGGTCGCGCTCCCCAAGGGGTTCGCGACGGGCGGCTACACCGGCGCTGGCGGCAAGTACGACCCCGCCGGCATCGTCCACGCTGGCGAGTTCGTCTTCACGAAGGAGCAGACCGCACGGCTCGGCGTCGGGCGGCTGTACGACATCGCCCGCAACGGCTACGCCAAGGGCGGCTTCGTCTCCGACGTGAAGTCCAACGCCACGGCCAGCTGGGACTGGCTCAAGGGCAAGGCCGGCAAGGCGTGGGACTGGACGAAGAACGCCGCCGAGACCGCCAAGGCGGTTGTCTCCGACCCGCTCGGGACTCTCGGCAAGCTCGTGAAGGGCATGGTCGGCAAGATCCCCGGCGCCGGCGGCATGCTCGACGTCGCCAAGGGCGTCGGCGGGGAGCTGCTCAGCAGCGTCATCGACAAGCTCAAGAGCATCGGCGACAAGGCCGGCGCGACGGGCGAGAACGGCAAGATCCCAATGTCGGCGCTGTCGAAGGTGTCCGGCTTCTCCGGTGGGCCCGGTGTCGGGTCGATCGGCGGTTACCTGCGGCTCAACGCGGCTCGAGCGTGGGAGTCCGCGCAGAAGGCGTCGAACGGTGCCCTCCGGCTGACGGAGGGGTACCGCGACCTCAAGGCGCAGCAGTACCGGTGGAGCCTGTACAAGCGTGGCGGCAACCTCGCCGCGTCGCCGGGCACGTCGATCCACGGGTTCGGTCTCGCCGCGGACGTCGCCGGCGGTCAGGCGTGGCTTCGCGCGAACGGTGCGAAGTACGGCTGGGCGAACACCGGTCTCGGGTTCTCGCAGCGGGAGCCGTGGCACTTCGAGTTCAAGGGTGGTGTGCCGCAGCTCGCCGCCGGCGCCGTGGTCGGACGCCGTCCGGGCGGCACCCTCGTGAACGTCGGCGAGGGCCGCTACGACGAGGCCGTGGTGCCGTTGACGCCGCGGATCACCGATGTCCTCTCCGGCGCTGACCGCGGCGGGCAGCGGGGGCCGCTCGTCGGCAGCCTCACCCTGCAGTCGTCGGGTGACTTCCGCGACGACCTCGACACCGTCAACCACTACCTGAGCGCGCTCGAGCGGGGAGGACGGCACACGTGAGCACCGACTGGAAGATCGACTGCGGGTCGGACGGGTTCGTCCTGTTCGGCTCGCAGTCGTCCCGGTACCCGTTCGCGGTCGCACCGGAGATCGGCGACGCCGACCGGACCGATCAGGACAGCTCGCTGCCGGGCGTGGACGGCAACTTCTTCGGCGTCGACACCACTGCCGGGCAGACCGTCGCGTTCGGCCTCACTGCGGTCGGCGAGGACGACGCAGAAGCGGAGGCGCTGTACGCGGCGTTCCGGAAGGTGTGGCGAGCCGACACCGTCCGGAAGACGCCGGGAGCGGTCGCGACGCTGACCGCACCCTCGGGACGGTCGACGTTCGGCCGGCCTCGGCGGATCACGCCGGCGTACATGCCGCGAGGTGCCGGCGCGGTCGGCGTCACCGTGGACTTCGCCACTCAGGACGACCGCTGGTACGGCCCCGAGAAGCGGCTGTCCGTGCCGCTGCGGCTGTCGCAGTCGGGCGGCTTCGTGTTCCCGCTGACGTTCCCGATGGTCTCCCGCGGGTACACCACCGCAGCGAACACGTTCGTGGTCGACGGCGACGTCGACAGCTGGCCGGTCATCACGATCAAGGGGCCGATCCTCAACCCCACGGTCGAGGTGCCGGGCTGCTTCCGGTTCAGCGCTGCGCTGACGCTGCAGTACGACGAGCAGCTGCGGATCGACACCCGGCCCGGACGGCAGACCGTCCTCCGGTCGGGCTCGAAGATCGCCTCCCTCACTCGCACGTCGACGCTGCTGCCCGCGGCGTCGCTGCCGCCGGGCGCGCACACCCTGACCCTCTCCGGCTCGTCCTCGACCGGATCACCGACCGCGCAGATCGCGTGGCGTCCCGCGTACTCGACTCCCTAGGAGGGAACCAGCATGGCTCTTGACCCAGTGCCCTTCGTGATCGGCGGCGACGCGGAGCACGGCCCCAGCGTCTTCCGGCAGCTCGCGTACCTCGCGACGAACGGCAACGAGGGTGTCGTCGGCCCCGGCGACCTCAAGGTCACCGCCCTGTCGGTGCCCGGTGCCGGCGTGCAGGTCGCCGCAGGTGGTGCGTCGATCCTGAATCGTGTGTCGTCGCAGGAGGCGTACACGGCGCGGAACCCGAACGCGGACACGACGTCGGTGAAGATCGCCGCGACCGGATCCTCCGGCGGTCGTTCGTACCTGGTGATCCTCCGCGTCGACAACCCCTACATCGACGGCAACGCGCAGGCCCCCGCCGACCCGGTGAAGGGGCCCTACGACCGGTTCGACGTCATCGCCGGCGTCCCGGCGAGCACGACGCGGCTGCAGGACATCGCGCAGTACGCCGGCGTCTCCGCGATCACCCTTGCCCGCGTCGACCTGCCCGCGTCGACGGGCACGGTGACGAACGCGATGATCACCGACCTGCGGGTCCTCGCGAACCCGCACGAGACGACGATCGAGACGCCGAACTTCGGGACCGTGTCGGGGACGATGAACTCGACGTCCGACCAGGCGTTCCCGCCGTTCCAGCCGTCGATCGAGGTGCCTTCGTGGGCGACGTACGCCCGCGTCGGGCTGACGATCTCGCAGCTGTCCGCAGCCGGCAACTCGAACGGATTCGCCACCATGTCGGTGCGGGACTCGACGGGAACCACCGTCATCGGTTCGGCGGACACGATGGCGTACAACGTCGACACGGCCGGCACGTCCGTCCGATTCGTGCACCTCGCGTCAGCGTTCGTGCGCGTGGACGGCTACCGAGGCAAGACCATCAAGCCGTACTCCCACTTCCGGAAGGGCAGCTCGAACCAGAACGCGCTGACGTACGACCAGTACTCGCAGATGGTGTACCGGACGACGTTCTACGAGCGGATCGTCTGATGGAGCGGCTCGTCATCCAGCGTGCGACGACGGGCGATGTCCTCTCGTACGACTTCCGTGGCGCGAGCCGTGCGGCGTTCACCCGGGAGCTGTCCGCGGTGGGGACGATGCCGCTCACCATCGGCGCCGCGCAGGCGAAGACCACCGCGTCGGACGGGCTGCCGATGTTCGACGAGTGGGGCACGATCGTCACCCTCGACGACGACGGGGAGATCCGGTTCCGCGGGATCGTCACCGACGTGCAGTACGCGGGTCCCGAGTGGAAGCTCACGCTGTCCGCGCTGCCGACCGTGCTCTACGGCATTCCGTACGACGACACCCCGTACTACGGCGCCGAGGTCGACCCCGCGTCGATCGTCCGGAAGCTCGTCGCGCACGTGCAGTCCTACCCGGACTCCGACGTCGGCCTCACCGTCGTCGGCTCGACGCCGGTGCGGGTGGGGTCGTTCTCCACCCAGCGGCGCATCGAGGCGGTGGCGTACTACAACGAGAAGGTCGCCGACTACAAGGCCGAGAACAAGAAGCTGCAGGACCTCCGGAAGATCGTCGCCGGCACCCGGAAGACCGCGGCGGCGCAGCGGACCAGCCGAGCGAACTCGTCGAAGGACCTGACGGCGGCGAAGAAGGCGCTCACCGCAGCGAAGTCGGCACTGACGAAGGCGAAGTCGGCGCTGACCGCGGCGAAGAAGACGAAGGACTCGGCGAAGATCGCGGCCGCGCAGACCGCGGTGAACAACGCGCAGGCCGGTGTGACGTCCGCGACCGGTGTCGTCAACGACCGGCAGGCGGCGCTGAACGGCCGCGACAGCACCCTCGACACGACGAACGCGCGGATCAAGGCGCAGCAGGCCGACGTCGACGCGCAGGCCGCGATCGTGAAGACGATGAAGGAGCGGAAGGACAAGGCGTCCGAGCTCAAGAACGCGGCACAGCAGCAGGAGTCCGACGACGGCGGCGCGTACGCGCTCGAGCCGTGGGAGGCGCAGGACTGCGGCCGGCTCATCGACGACCTCGCGAAGGACGCCCCGTTCGACTGGGTGGAGGAGCACTACTGGGCGAGCGACGTCCCGCAAACCCGCATCCGGATCGCGCACCCGCGCACCGGGCGGCGGCTCTCCGGCGACTCCGACCCGAGCTTCCAGCAGGGCGTGAACATCACCGTGCAGCTGCAGCCCGCGTCGACGGGCAGCGACTACGCCAACACCGTGTTCGGGATCGGCGCCGGTGAGGGTGCAGGGTCGATCCGCCGGACGATCTCGAAGCGGGACAACCGGATTCGCCGCGTCGCGACGTTGCAGTCGAAGGACATCAAGTCGAAGCAGGACATGACGACCCGGCTGCAGGCCGAGCTGATCGCACGGCAGCAGAACCTCGCCGTCGACTCGATCACCGTCGCGAACCACCCCAACAGTCCACGCGGGTCGTACTCCATCGGCGACGACATCTACGTGCAGGGCGACGTGCCGCACTACGGCCGGTTCGGGCTGTGGCACCGCATCGTCGGCATCACCGAGAACACGAACGGCACCACCGAGGTGAGCCTGCGGCTGACCGACTCGTTCACGTACGGAGCAGGAGTCGAAGCATGAACGGACCCGAGCAGGTCGCCCGCCGGCTGTACGAGCTGCAGTCGAAGATCGGTGCGCTCGGGGCTGCGGCGCAGATGCAGAACACCACCGTCGGCGGTGACGCTGCGGTACCGGTCGCTGATGTGGTAACCGAGGCGGTCGTCACGAACGACGCGATGCCGGACGTGCAGGAGGACTCATCCGACGGCAACGAGGGCGTGTCGGACCTGCAGGCGAACCTGTCGGCCGTCGGTGAGGACCTCGTCGCGCGACTCGAGCAGGCGCAGGCAGACCTCGAGGTGGCGACCGCCGATCTTCTCGACGCGCAGCAGGACGTCAGCGACGCGTTCGGCCTCGAGCTGACAGGTCTCTCGGACCGGGTCGACCAGATCGTGGTCGGCGCGAATGGGACGCTGATCCTGTACTCCGCCGAAGCGCCGACCGCCGACGACAAGGCACCGACGGGGTCGACGTGGTGGATGCTCAACGAGGCGGAGAACATTGTCGGGCAGTGGCAGCAGACCGGCACGCTCGACGAGCCGGTGTGGACGCCGCGACAGATCGAGTCGGAGGTGTTCGCGAACCTCGACGTCGGGAAGCTGTCGGCCGGACAGGCGGCGATCGCCGAGCTCGTCGCGTTGAAGATCGCGGCGTCGACGGCGAACATCCAGACGGTGAACGTGGCGAACCTGTTCGTCACGGACGGCGCGACGATGAACCAGGCGACGATCAACTACCTGTTCGCCAACGTGGTAGCGGCAAAAAAAATCACGGCCGACATGCTCGACGTGAACAGCTTGAACGGTGTCTCGGTGACGGGGCTGCTGTTGAAGACGGCGGCGTCGGGGCAGCGCATCGAGATCCAGAAGCAGCGCATCGACGTGTTCGGGGACGCTGGCGCCGCACCCATCTCCATCCAGGGGTACGCCCCCGACAGCACAGCTGGACAGCTGCTGATCACGGGGGCCAGTAGCAAGGGCAGCGCGACCGCTTCGTTCACGGGCGCGGACGCGATAGGTACGGCTTGGACGAACGACGGCTCGCCGAGCTCGATGCCGTTCAACGCGTACCTGACGCACGGCGCTGCCGCGCTGTCTCTCGGCTCCCGGTACCTGTTCGCGTACGACCCGGAGAACGTCCTCGCATACTGCGTGATGGACGCGTCAGACCTGTACAACGTGGCCCTGACGGCGACCCGGTTCCGATTCAAGGCCCGAGGGTCCAACGCGGCCCCGCGCAACGTGATCGCACCCATGACGTCAGCCACCGGCGAGACACGAGTCATGGTCCAGGCAGACGACTTCCGTCTCCGAGACGGGACGTCCATCGGCACCGACACCGGATGGGTGACGTCGGGCTTCACGGTCCCGAGCGGCGTGCTGGTGAGCGGAGCGCGCATCCGCCGCGTCGGCCAGGTCGTGTCCCTCGTCGTCGACTCGATCACTGTCAACTCGCTCGCGATCCCCACCTCTGGCGACGTGCCGAACACAGCTGTGCTGAAGGTCCCTGACGGGTTCGCTCCTTCATACGGGCAAGCGATCGGGTCGCTGGTGGCGGGCCGCATGTGCTCGTTCGTCATGGGCGCTTCCGGAAACCTCGTACTCGGCTCAGTCGTTCCCGACGCTACGCAGACCGGCACGATCACCGTCGACTACAACACGTCCGCCGGGGGCACGTACCTCTACGGATGATGCACGCTCACCACCCACCTGGCCGTCCCTCGGGGCGGCCTTCGTCATGAAGGGGGCCGCATGGTCGCCAAGTTCAGCGTCGGGAAGTCCTCGTACGGGGACCTCCGCGGCGTGGAGCAGTACGTGTCGTCCGAGCGGATGGCGCTGCAGGTGCTGTCCACGATCATCGACCTCAACGCATACCTCCGCTCGAAGGGCCGAGGCGGATCGCTGTCGGTCAACGAGGGAATGCGGTCCCGGGCACGGCAGTCGCTGCTGTACACGCAGTACCTCCGCACCGGCTACCCGGTCGCCGCGTACCCGTTCACGTCCCGCCACGACGAGGTCCTCCGAGGCAACGCCGTCGACTTCGGCATCACGGAGGCGGACGGGTCGAACCGGGCACTGTCCGCCGACGAGTTCGCGAAGCTCCACGAAATCGTCCAGGGCCGCGGCGGCACGTGGACGGGCGTCAACTTCGGTGAGCCGTGGCACCACGAGATGGCGACGCGTGCGGAAGCGGTCCCACCGTACCCGGACGCTCGAGCGCGTCTCGCCGGCAAGCCGAAGCCGCCGCCGTCGAAGAAGCCGAAGCCCGCACCCACTCCGAAACCCACCACCCCGAAACGTGAGGTCGACATGCTCTACGTGACGTCCGACAAGACGAAGAAGAAGTACGCGATCGGTGAGCTGTCGTTCACCGCCGTGTCCGACTCCCGCGCCATCACCTACTCCCACGCCGTCCCCGGCGACTCGAACCTGTTCCGGACGCTCACGTCGGCGCAGGTGTCGGGTCTGATCCAGGACTGCCGTGCCCGCCGCGACTCCCTCGGTGTGGCCCTGTCGCCCGTGTTCGAGGCGTCCGTGAAGGCCGTTCTCGCTGAGGAGGACGCAGCATGACCGGCGACCACGAGGCGACGAAGAAGCTCGACGTCGACGCGATCTGGTTCAAGGGCCAGCGGGTCCTGCGCACCGTGTTCACGACCGTGCTGACGGTCCTGCCGATCGTCCCGCAGGTCGTGCAGGTCGTGCAGGGGCAGTGGCCGGCTGCGACCGGTCTCACCGCGGTCGCGGTGCAGGCTGTCGCGATCAACGCCGCGCTGACGGCGATCATCGCGATCCCGACCGTGAACACGTGGCTGACGGCGATCGGCCTCGGGTCCGTGCCGCGGAAGGAAGCCAAGGCGAACGCGGCCGCGAAGTCGCAGGAGCTGCAGCCCGCTCAGTACGAACCGTCCGACGTCGACTACCGCTCCCAGCAGGGCGACTAGCAGGGAGGTGACGGGATGCGTTCCGTCCAACTCGTCAAGCGGCTGCTCGCCGCATCCATCTGGGGCCCGAACGGCGTCGACCAGAGCGACGACCGTGTGCGGTGGCTGCTCCGTGTCGGCCTGCCCGGGTTCGACATCTTCGCCATCTGCTTCGGCGTGTGGGGGTACCTCGGTGGTATCCCCGCACTCCGCGACTCGTTCGGGGAGGCGTACGCGCAGTCGTTCGGCCTGACCCTCGCCGCGACCGCTCTGGTGTGTCTGGTGGGGATCGCGTTCCCGGCGCTGCTGTGGCGGTTCGAGTTCTGGGGCAAGTGCTTCATGCTCGGCCTGCTGCTGCTGTACGCGGCGTCCGTGTTCCTCGCGGGCATCACGGGCGGTGACATCGGCCGTTCCGGTGTGGGGTGGGCGATCCTCGCGATGGCTGTCCTGCCGGCGTGGAGGGTGACGGACATCGCCCGCGATCAGGAGGTGCACCAGTGGAAGTGAGCGTGCTTCTCCCGGTGGCGGCGCCGATCGCGATCGCGTTCATCAGCGGCGGTGTCGCGATCTGGACGTCGCGGCGGTCGTCGCGGGTGCAGGAGGCGGCGGCGCGTGCGCAGTCGCGGACGTCGCAGTTCGATCAGGCGATCGAGCTCGACAAGTACACGCAGGAGCGGATCGACGCTGCGGTGGCGAAGGCGATCGCGCCGTACGTGGAGCGCATCGAACGTCTCGAGCAGGGCTACAGCCAGGTGGTGCGGACGTTGCGGAGTGTGCGGCAGGCGTTCCGGGAGTACATCCGCGCGGTCCGTGCGCAGTGGGGTCACGCGGTGGAACCGCCGGCGGTGGACGCGCACATCCGGGACTTGCTCGCGGAAGACGACCTTGATGGCACGTTCGACGCTGCGGGGATCGCGCAGGCGCGGCAGAACCTCATCGACGACCAGTCGGCCTCGGCGCCGGCGCACGACTGAGACGGAGACACACGATGCAGTACGGAACAGTCACGGGCCGGTTCCTCGCCGCGGTCGCGGACACCCCGCAGGACGCGGACACGAACCCGGATGAGGTGCCGCTGCAGGGGACGGTGACGTTCACCCCGTCGGCGGCGGCGTTGAAGGTGGCGGGGCAGGGTGCGACGATCCTGCCCGTCCCGATCGCGGGGACCCTCGACGCGGACGGGTACCTGACGTTGAACGGTCAGCGTGGGGTGACGTTGATCGCGACGGACACGGATGAGACGAACCCGCGGGACTTCACGTACCGGGTGACGTTCTCGGGCCTGAACTACGGCGGCGTGGGCGTCTCGTACCAGTCGTTCTCGATCGCGGTGCCGGCGGGGCAGACGATCGACCTGGCGGTGGTGGCGCCGGTCGCGGAGGCGAAGGGCGCGGCGATCGTCCGCGGCGAGAAGGGCGACCCGGGCGGCACGTTCACGTACGACCCCGACGACGGCCTCTACACCGCCGACGACGCGGTCCCCATCCCGTCGCTCGAGGTCGCCGTCACGACGACCGGCACCGACGACGTCACCGTACTCAAGCCGTCCGGGGACGTCCGCCCAGGCGTCTGGGAGTGGGTACACGACGCGCCCGCCGGCTACCTGTTCCACCTGCTCACCGGGCAGAACGCCAGCAGCGCGTCCGCGCTCATCGGCATGGGGATCGACAACGGCGGCATCGGCCTGTTCCTCAACAACAAGAAGACCGGCGTCGGCATCTCGATCCAGCAGAACGACTCGATCACCTCGGCGACCGCATACGGCGTCTACGCCAGCCAGCTGTCGACGAAGGCCCCACTGATCCACGTCGATCAGGCCGACGGCGCGAAGCACGTCCTCCGCGTCGTCGCGTCCGAGTCGTCCGTCGAGACGAACGAGCTGCTCGAGATCATCACCACCGGTGTCTCCGGCGGCGGCTACGTCTCCGCCCGCTCGGGGACCATCTACTGGAAGTCCGACATCAACGCCACGCAGGGCAAGCGGCTCCGCGCGGTGCAGAACGTCGTCGCCGACGGGAACTCCACCGCAATCGAACCCGACTCCCTCCGGCTCTCCACCTGGAACGGCGGCGACGGCGGCTACTGGCAGAAGCGCATCGCGCAGAACGGGCAGTCCCTCCTGCTGCAGGGCGCCGACGGCACATCAGGCGGCCGTGACGCTGCGCCGGCGACGTGGTTCACCGCGGTCGAGACGAAGCAGGTGAGCGGCACGGCGGCCGGCACCCAGGTCGGGTTCTACGGCGTCACGCCCGTGAGCCGGCAGGCGGCGCCCTCGGCAGCGACCGATGCGGCGTCTGCGGTGTCCGCCGTGAACACGCTCCGCGACTCGCTCGTGGCGCTGGGGCTGCTGTCGTGACCCCGGAGGAAGTGTTGGCACTGCTGCAGACGATCGCCCGCCAGCAGATCCGAATCGGCCGTCTCGAGGCGGCGCTGGCGCAGGAGCGAGCGGCGGCGGCCGCGTCTACTGAATGACGATGCGCTGCAGGAGCGCGTCGGCGATCAGCTTGTGCCCCTTGTCGTTGGGGTGGAAGTCGTCGGTCTCGCCCTGCCACGTCGGCTCCCCGACGGGGCCGATGACGTCGTTCTCCGTGTAGATCGGACGCAGCGACACGAACAGCCCGCCCGCCTTCGCGCAGAGGCGACGGATGGACGTGTCGTAGGCGCTCTCCCCGGGCTCGCCGCCGTTGGCTTCCCACACGCCCGCGCAGACGATCTGCACGTCGGGGGAGCCGTCGGTCACCTTCTGCAACAGTGCGGAGTACGCGTCGTCGAACTCGTCCATGGGGACCTGGTTGCCCTGGTCGTTCGTGCCGAGCTCGATCACGGCGAGGTCGAGGCCGGACGGCACCGGGTACTTGTCGGAGACCTGCAGCGTGGTGCCGCCGGACAGCGCGCTGTTGTACTCCTTCACGGGGCCGGATGCTTCCATGCTGTCGAGCATCCGCCACTTGAACGCGTCGGCCTGCGTCGACGAGTACAGGCCCCCGGTGAGGGAGTCGCCCGCGAACAGCACGTTCAACGGAGTCTCACCGTCACGGGTGACAGTCACGGTCCGCGTCGACGGGGTGCTCGTGAACGTGGGCACCGGCCCGGCGACTGTGCCTGCGGCGGGCTTGGACGCTGCGACGTGCTGCATCGCGAGGACGACCATCATCACGGCCATGATCGCGACGAGCACGACGATGATCCCCTTGTAGCTGCGCTCGAACCAGCTGACGAAACTCCCCATGATGCTCCGATCCTAAGCGGCACACGACGAACGCCCCGCCCCCTCAACCGAGGGTGGCGGGGCGGTCTTCGTCGTCTCCGGCCGGCAGCTGAGAGCTGTCAGACGACGGGCCTCCTACCGTCGGTGACATGCGTTGCGAGTCGAAGATGAACGGTTGGTCGTGCGAGCTGCCGGCGGACCACGCCGGCGCGCACGTGCAGCACGGTGACTGCTGCGTCGCAGAGTGGTCGTCCGAAGGGCTCGACGACGCGGTCGCGTCCTTCTTCGACGACTTCGCCGATTCCTTGGTCCCCACTGCCGACGGCGCGCGCAGCTGGCGGGGCTAGAGCTGAACGCCCCGCCCCTTCAGCTGAGGGAGCGGGGCGTTCTTCGTCGTTGCAGGGATCAGGACGCGGACGCCTCAACCTCGTCGAAGCCACCCGCCGGCATCACAGTCACACGCCACGCGGACGTCACCGGCTCGTCGAACGCGACCAACGCGGTGCCCTTCGCGCCGGCCGCGAGGTCGAACAGGGCGTACTTGTTGCTCGCGTCGATCAGCGCGTTGTACTTCTCCGTGTCGTCGCCAGCGGCGTCCTCCCACGCGGAGAACTTGTCGGACAGGTCCACGCTCTGGATCTGCTTCCCGTCCTTCGTCACCACCGTGATGCCGTACATGTTGAGCGAGTCCGTGCCGCTCGTGTTGTCGAGCTCCACCGGCACCAACGTCACCGCCTCGCCGTCCACGGACGCTCGAGCGGCTTCCACCGCGGCGACGTTCGCGTTGTCGGAGCTGTCCCCGAACTGGAACGAACCGGTCGCGCCCTGGTAGTCGAACGTCCACGTCTTGTCGACGTTCTCCACGGGCGTCGCCTTCGTCTGCGTCGGTGCCGACTCGACCTCAGCGCTGTCCCCGCCGGACGAGTCCCCGCCTCCGCTGCAGCCGGCGAGACCGATGGTGAGGGTGAGCGCCGTCGCGGCGAGCATGAGCTTCTTCACGAGGCTGAGCCTAGGTCGTCGAGCACCAGACCTGTCCACCCCCGTTGTGGGTCCCAGTCATCGCCGCGGCTTCAACTGCCGCCCCGTCACCCGTTCCCGCGGCAACCACACGCGGTGAGCGAACCCCATGTGCACCAGCTGCACGTACACGCGGTCGTCCGTCGCCGCCTCCACGAACCCCGGCAGCCGCTGCCAGCCCGTCCGGCTGAACTCGACTCGCACCCACACCGGCGCGTGGTCGACGGCCTGCGACCACTCCACCCCGTCGATCCCTGCCGGCTGGTCCTCCGGAGGGTCAGGATGCGTCGGCGGCGACCACTGGTACTGCGTCATGCCGAGCAGTGTGCCCGGCGCCGCCGACAGCGGAGAGCTTCACTTCGCCGGAGTGAAGGGCTGCGCTTCACGCCGTGATGGCGAGCGGGTCGTCGGGCATCGCGGCGTACAGGGCCGTCACAGTGTCTTCGTGCGCGGTGGGGGAGAGGTGCCCGTACGTGTCCACCGTCGTCGAGATGTTCTCGTGCCCGAGGTTCCTCTGGATCAGGTTCAGGGGTGCGCCCTGCCCGATCAGCCACGACGCGTACGTGTGTCGCAGGTCGTGGGGTGTGGGACGGCGGGGGATCGCCTCACGCCCGGCTGCAGCGCACTCGTCGGCGTCCATAGCCTTCTTGACTGCACGGTCCCAGATGCGGGCCTTGAAGTTGCCGTACCAGAGCCTGCCGCCGTTCTCAGCGCCTTGGAACAGGAAGTCACCTCCTGGCCCGTCGAGCTCGAGTTGCGCCAGCAGATCGGGGCGCAGGGGCAGCGTGCGGTATCCCTTCTCGGTCTTCGGCGGTCCGACTGTGTGGTCCCGCTTCCACGCTTTGCTGACGGTGACGGTCGCCGGCCGTGTCGCGAGGTTCACGTCACGGCGTTCAACGGCGGTCGCTTCGGACCACCGCATCCCGGTGAGCACGAGGAACCGCACGAGCGGCTTGTAGTAGGCGGGGATGAAGTGCAGCAGCGTGTAGAACTCGGTGTGGCTGAGGAACACAGCTTGGTGCTTCCGGCCGCGTGTGAGTGCCATCTTGTAGGCGGGGTTGTCGGTGCGGTGTCCTGCTTCGACGGCTGCTGCGAAGATGGCGCTGAGTAGGGCGTGCCGGTTCTTGACGGTCTTCTGGGAGATCGGCTGCCCCTTGGTGCGGCCGGACTCTTGTGACTCCTGCCATGCGAGCCAGCTGCCGATGTCGTGCTTCGTGATCGCGTTGATTGGCAGTTCACCAAGTAGGGGCAGGAACGACTTGTCGACGATCGTTTGGTACCCGGTGCGGGTGTCGTTCTGCACGCCTGTCAGTAGGCCGCTGGACGGGTCGAGGTACGTTGCCGCGAAGTGGCCGAATGTAGGCACGCCTACCGTCGCGTTGTTCCGTGCCCGCAGTGTCGCGAGTGCGGCTTCCGGCCCAACACGGTCCAGGTGCTGACCGAACTGACGTGCCGCCACTTCCGCACCGTCACCGGAGAACGTTTCCTGGCACATCTTCCGCGGCTGCCCCATGCGGAACTGCACCCGCCACGACACGGAGCCGTCACGGTTCCGGCGGGGAGTGACACTAGCCATGCACAGAATCCTCCATCGAGCCGCCGACAATCGTGCGCGCCTCGTGGACCTTGCTGAACTCGTACCGGTCGGTCCATGAGTAGCCACTGTCGACACTCACTGTCTTGGCGTTCACGCGGACGACCTTGTGCCAGAAGCGACCGATCCGAACATGAGTTGCGCCCTTGATGTCCTCGCGCGTGAGCGGCACACGCTCCACCTCGGCCTTGCGGTACTCGAGGCGCTTCACCTTGTCGGACCAGTAGGAAACCCGCTCCGTGGCTTCCTTCCATGCGCGCTGAGCAGTGTCGTGCGCAGACCGCACCTGACGCGCGGCACGCTGGTTACCGGAAGCGCCGAAGCCAGGAATCCCGCCGCCCATCTCGTGAGCCCGTTCTGCAAGCTCGCCTGACCGGTCCAGTGCCGCTTTCGCCGCAGCGAGCTTCTCTGATGCGTCCTCGAGCTTCTCGTCGAGTGTTCTTCTCTGGTCCATCTGGATCTCCTGTCTCGGAGCATCCACGGCCTTCACGTCAAACGACCTGTAGGCACATCGTGTAGGCAAACCCAACACGATGGCCGTACAGGCCGCTGACTTACTGGGGTGAATAACGGGTCTCGAACCCGCGACCTCCTAGACCACAACCAGGCGCTCTACCAACTGAGCTATATCCACCATGTGTGCACCGGCGACCGGCGCGACCACTCAATAGTAGTACATACCGCGACCGGTGCCGACCACCCGTGTCGTCACTCGGCCGCTGGCTGGGCCAGGCGCGGTTCCCACTTCTCGACGACCTCGGCCCGGACTGCACGGACGTCGTCGGTCGTCGGGCCGGGCTCGGCGACGAAGCCGGCGCGACGGTAGTACTCGAGCTCACGGATCGACTCGAGGATGTCCGCGAGGGCCCGGTGGCCGCCGTGCTTCTCCGGTGAGTTGAAGTACACCCGCGGGAACCAGCGTCGGCAGAGCTCCTTGATGCTCGACACGTCGACGCTGCGGTAGTGCAGGTGGCCGTCGACGCGGGGCATGTACTTCGACAGGAACGCGCGGTCGGTGCCGATGGTGTTGCCGGCCAGGGGAGCGGACCCCTCGGCCGGGACGTGCTCGAGGATGTACTCGAGCACCTGGTACTCCGCGTCCGCCAGGCTCACGCCGTTCGGGATCTCCTCGATGAGCCCCGAGGTCGTGTGCATGTTCGTCACGAACTCGTTCATGTTGTCGAGCGCCGACTGGTCCGGCTTGATGACGATGTCGAACCCGGGGTGCACGGGCTCGAGGTCGAAGTCGGTGATGACCACGGCCACCTCCACGAGTTCGTCGACCTCGAGGTCGAGGCCGGTCATCTCGCAGTCGATCCAGACGAGGCGGTCATTCGCGGTTGCCATGCCCTCGATCCTATTGCCGACCGCCGACGCCCCCGGCGCCCCCTGTCGGTGACCGTGCTGACCCGCGCCCGTCCCGCGCTGATCGGCGGGACGACCGTCGTCGGGGGCGCCTGCTCGTCGCCCCGGACCGGTCCTGCCCGGCCCACCCGGTGGTGGCAGCGGCCGCAGCGGCGTCAGTGGCGGCGGCCCGCGGCCGGTGAACGCGAGCGGGCGGAATGCCGTACTCGCCAGCGCGGTGACCCGGGTCTTTCGCCCGCTCAGCGAAGCGTCCCCGTCGTGACCCGTTGGCGGGCCGGGACGGGACGGGCTTGGAGCGGGCCGGAACGGTGTTCCGAGCGTCATGTTCGCGATCCGTCCTCGCGCCGGGCCGGAGCGGGCTGCAGCGGCGGCGCGGCCACCCGAGCGGGCGGAATGCCGCACTCGACCGGGGCGTGGCCCTGGTCTTTCGCCCGCTCAGCGCACGCGACCCGCTCCGACCGGTCCGTGAGTCGATTCCCGACTTGTCCGGACCAGTCCGCGACCGGTCCCGAGCCGTGCAGAGCAGCCCGGCCACCCGAGCGGGCGAAAGGTCGCAGTGGTCGGCCGTGGGCACCCGGGTCTTTCGCCCGCTCAGCCCGGCGCACCCTGGCTCAGCCCAGCGCGCCCTGGCTCGGACGGGTCGCGACCGGGGCGGCGGTTCCTCGCGTCCGATGTTGTTCCGGCACCGGCACCGGCATCACGAACGGGCGAAAGGCCCGGGTCGCCGAAGCGGTCACCCGGGCCTTTCGCCCGCTCGGCACGCGGACCCCTCGCGCGGGACAGCACGACACGCCACCCCGCACCGAGCACCCCGCACCGAGCGCCCCGAGCCCGATCGCAGGACCCGGAGACCCCCGAATG